AATGAAGAAGGAACGCTTTCTATGACTAAAAAAAAGGAACAAATTAAATTCGACCTTGCTAAATTACAAAAACGTGAGGAAGCAAGACCATTTTGCCTATTGTCTATTTCAGAACAACAAATATTAAAACAGGCAGGTATAAAAAATTGTCTGGTCTTGAAGGGCGGAAATTGGGAGAAACCAACAACTAAGAATTTCAATCAGGATTCTACATATATTTTAGAAAGCAAATATTCACCTAAATATCATTGGGAATCGGTAGAAGTCAGAGAAGATAATGAAGGTCAAAAATACTTAGGAAATTCTTCTGGTGTTCCTATATCAATTATCGTTCAAGATGTTGATTTTCGCGGTTTCTGGTTTTTTGATAAACGTATATCTATTGATGAAGTATCAGAAAATATGAGTATCGCACAAGAAGTGTTAATTCGAAAAATTATAAAAAAAAGTGACTAAACGCAAGAAACAAACAAAGCAAAAAGCCCCGCAGATAATAATTCGTAATGCCGGTCGCGGAGTCACGCGACGAGAGGCTCACGATAAGGCCAACGTCGGATTTGCTCCTGAGTATCAGAAAAAGTGGGGAGAGAGAGTCGGATGGTCCCGGAAGTATGAGAAAGGATGGGAACATATATTTGGAAAGAAGAAGGCGGTATGAAATTAATTAAATATTTTAGAGATTTATTGTTAACGCTTAAACATATTGAAAATCATCTAAAAAAGATATCAGATTGTGTTCACGAAAATCGTAGTCGTGGAGATAGATCAACATTATCTGTTAAGCATTGGAACGATTAAGAAATGAGTAAAGAAGAATTGAAAATATGTAAATGCGAAAATCCTGAATACGAAATCCGTCATGTTGAAAAAAACTTGTATGCAGCACATTGCAAAATTTGCGGCGGTGTTTGTAATATGGCTGATGTCCTTACACACATTATTCAAAAGTTATATGATATTGATAAGAAGATTGATGAACTTATGAGAAAATAAGGATATGGCTAATAACGATGAAAAAACAAAAGAGTTTCCAGAGTTCAAAGGTGAATACTTTTGGGCGTTCGCTACTATAATGCTCTACAAACTCGGCGGCTTTGAAGTTCTCACACTCAAACAGCTTGAAAAGTACAATTACGAAAAAGATTGTCCGCAGATTACCTGGGACGATAAGAACAAGGCTTTTATTATGAGGCTCAAGGACCAGATAGAAAAATCACAGACTATATCGGTTCCGGGCAAGATAAGGAAAAAACTGTTACGGCAGTTAATTAAAAACAATTTCGGATAAAAAAAGGAGCAATCATAATGGCAAGAAAGTCTAAGGAAAAAATCATTGAAGAATTAACGAAACTGGGCGTGGATTTCGATGCACGCGAGAGTTACGACAATCTCAAAAACCAGCTTGATATAGAAATCCGAGACCGTAAAGGTAAACAACAGCCGCCCAAGCTCAAAAACGACGAAGAAGATGACAATCTTCTTCCTCTTAAACCGCATGAAAGAATGAGACTCAAAGAGCTTGAGCGCATGGCTAATATGGGCAGGAAGATAGATCAGCCCACGCCGGAAGAGATGATCGAACTCGGCAAGCTTAGGAAAAGAGCAGATCTATGATACCGACAGCCGAACAGCAGCATATAATTCACAGGTGCAAGGCCATGATAAAGCGGGCCTTTCCTGAAATGACCGGCAAGATAATCTTTAAGCTGGACAGTTCTAAATTGGGTATAGAAAAGGGAATTAGTGTTGATATGTTTCTGCCTGATTTGAAGACTCATTCTCAGGAAAATTCTCAGATAGTTAATAATGTTGTTGATTTTTGTTAGTAAAGAAATAGGAGCAAAAAAACCGATAAAGTAAAAAACTAAAGTACGAGGTCGAGGCAATTGTGACCCCTGTTAGTCCCGTTAGGGATGACAGGGGTTTTTTTGTTGGAGCAACAATGGCAGCGGATAGCGAAAAGACCCTCGACCAGACATCTTAGCCCTACCGGGGGACGGCAAGCCGGGTTCTGTTAGCCTGACGGTTCAGGCGTTCTGTTATCCGGGAGACAGTTGAGTCCCGGACCTTACCGCGAGGTATCGCGGGTTCGGCGTTCCTGGCCGGTCAACAGGAAGAATTGGAGTTTATTGTTATGGATGCTACGGAAACACAACAAACCGAAACTGCCGAGGCTAAGGCACAGGAACAGGAGCAGTCTCAAACTCAGGAAAACCTGAGTGATGAGCAAAAGCTTGCTGCTGAGGCCCTGGCTGCGACGGAAGAGCCGGCCGAGGAATCGCCGGAAATCGAAGGCTTGAAAAGGGAAAAGGAGAAGTTAATTGGTTCTATAACTGCAATGAGAAAAGTACAGCGTGAGCTGGATCGAAAGATGGCCGAAAAGCTGGCCGCTGAAAAGGCCAGTCAGCCGCCTGAGAAATCTCCGGCCGAAAAGTACATCGAGGAAAATTCAGACACCTTCGATCCTGATACAGAGCCTTTGCCTGCACGAGTAATGATTGCACAGCAGAAATGGGAAAAAGAACAGAGCGAATTATCTCGCCGGAAGCAGGAGCAGGAAAAAGTTATTGCCCAAGGCAACGCTTCTTACCTCAAGGCTCGTCAGAAGTATAGCGACTTCGACGAGATTCTTCTCGAAGCAGAAGATTTGCTTACTGAAGGCGACCAAGTTGATGTCAGAAACGCAGCAAAAAAAGGGGAAGACCCTTCTGAAAAGCTTTACAAAATCTGCATCTACAAAATTCTCATGGCAGGCGGCGACCGCGCCAAAGAGCTTCGTGCCAAACTAAAAGCCAAACAGCCTTCCAACAAAGCATCCGTCCAGAAAAAACAAGAAAAACAAACGGACGGATCGGAAAAGGGCGGACAAAAGCTAAAAGAAGAAACCGCCCAGGCCCCGGCATCAGCCGAGGAAACCGTAACCAGTCCCCAGCTTGCACATATATATGCGGCTTACGGGATTGATTAAGGTCCGTCCGTAACCCTGCTCTATATGCAGGGCAAATACGAAAGGACCTGAAAAATGGCAGATACATCTTATGCTTTCACCGACCCCCGCGCGCAGACGATATGGTCAAAGTATCTTTTTGATTACTGTATGCCCAATATCATGCTCAGCCCGCTGATGGGTCAAACGTCTAACGATTTCATTCACGTTGATAAAGACCTGACCAAAAAGGCAGGCGGAACAATCGTTTTCAAGGCCCGTGAAAGACTTACCGGTGCTGGTGTTGGCGACGACGGCGATACAACCAATAACGCCCAGCAGATCAAGAGACGCAACATGTCTCTTACTATTCACGAGCGTGCCACCAGAACCCAGTCGGCGGGCAAACTTTCGGAACAGCTTACCGACTCGAAGTTCCGTGAGGATTCCAAGCTCGAACTGGGCGACTGGATTACCGAGATTATCGAGAACGACCTGGTAACGGCAGCGGCGGGACTTTACAACGAGAATTCATCATCCAGTGAAATTCAGACAATCAATGAGTCTTATCCTTCAAGTGCGAGGATTTACTACGGCGGCCAAAATGCCGACGGCACACTGGGCAATTCCGGTACAAGTTACGGTACAGATGCGCTTCTTACAGCAGGTACTCAAGCCAATAATCTTTGCGGTACCAAGCTTCTTGAGCTTATCAAGCGCAAGGCACTTGCCGCCCAGCCGAGATTTGCTGGCGGGATGATAAAAGACCTGTCAAAGGCAACTGTCAAAGACATACGAACTGGAAAAGGATTACCAACAGCAGGCCGATTCTTTTTCGTCTTTCTTCATCCCTTGCAAATTAAGGCAGTAAAGGCCGAAACCGGAACTACCGGCTGGAAAGCAATGGTAGCTGAGGCCCAGGATCGCGGCAATATCAACCCGATATTCAGCGGTGCAGCTTTCTTGTGGGATGGAATGATCGTCTGGGAATACGACCGCGTGCCCACAAGAACCGGAGCGGGTAGTACAACTCTTGCCGAAGGATTTCTTCTGAACGCCGGCAGGACGGCCACTACCGACGCCTGCGCCAATGGCAGAAGTGTGGCCAGGGGAATGCTGTTCGGCGCCAATGCCTTGTGTTTCGGATGGGGTCAGTTCCCCGGCTGGTACGAAGACTACTATGACGTCAACAAGCCGGTGGTCAAGACCGACATGCTGTACGGACTCAAACGTACCATATTCAACGCTCACGGTACTTCCACGCCCGGCCAGGATGAAGCCATCTACTGCATAGATTCGGAAGTAATCACTGACTAAGGCGAAATGCGTGACTCAGTGACTTTCCAACTGAGTTGAATCGTAAATGTTAATTCAAAATTAAAGGAAAACTAAAATGAGTAAGCTTAAAACAATTTTCGCATTTCTTCTGCTTACAGCGATGGCGGGCTTCTGTTATGCACAGACCGGAAACGTCTATCATCAAGTCCAGGTGGTCGATGAAAACAACCGTCCTGTTACGAGCATTACAAGTGTTACCGTCAGATTGCCAGGTACAACTACGGCGGCTACCATTTACCAGGATCGTGCCTTAAACAATGCCATTACTCAACCAATGACCACAACTTCAACCAATACCACTCTTTCTGGCGGAGGTTTTTATTGGTACGGCCCGGATGGCTGGGATTATACGGTAACCGATGGAACAAATACGGCGACAAATTACGGTCATGCTGCAATGTCCGCCTCTGACGGTCAGATCGTATTTCCAAGCTATTTGGCTGCTATAAGCTCGACAACTTATACGGACGGTCAATCTGCGACATTCGGAACCGATAGTGATTTCGTATTGAACGGCGGAACAACTTCCGACCGCTTTACTGTCACACCTAATGCTACGGACGAAAGCGCCGCCTGGTGGTTCGGGGCCGATACTTCAGGTATTGACATTCTATTTTATGCAGCCACTACTGGAGACTTGCTTTACTGGGATTCTTCGGAAGAGGAACTGTTCTTTGAGGACGTCAAACTTGTTCTTAACGAAGGTTCAGATCTTATATTTGAAGACTCCAGCGGTGCGGCAGATTTTACAATTGATTGCGATACAGGTGATACTCTCGATATAACACCTACTGCAACTGATGAATCGCCCGTATTAAATCTTGGAGCAGACCAAAAAGGAATTGATATAAATTTCTATGGTGCTACTGCAAGTGATAAGCTCTGGTGGGACGCCGATCAGGAAGAGCTGTTCCTCGAAGATGTCAAGATAGTCATTAACGAAGGTTCAGACCTGATATTCGAGGACTCCGGCGGGGCTACCGACTGGACTATCGAGTGCGATACAGGCGAGAGACTTGAATTTTTGCCTACCGAAACAACTGACGACCAAATGATTGCTATCGGCGATGCAGACCATACTTCCGATCTTATCTGGTACACCTTGACAGCGAGTTCTACCATCAATATAGATTCAAGTTCAGATTTGATGTATTTCGATGGCGTTGACCTGCGAATGAACGATGCGGACATTCTTATTTTCGGCGATTCCGTTTCTTCTGATTCATTTACTCTAACATGGGACGAAACTGCCGATGCTCTGTTTATCGTAGCGACGACTGCAAATGACCCGGTCCAGATTGGCGATGGTACTACTGCGACAGACTTCAAATGTTTATCGACAGCCGATGCCGACGCCTTTGTACTTTTCGATGCTTCCGATGATACAGCAAATGGCGGATGGTATTTCGGTGCAAGCGATCACGGTATCGACGTGCATTTCTACGGTGCTGGTGCTTCGCAGCAGGTCTATTGGGATCAAAGTGCCGATACGTGGTATTTCGGCGCCAATGCCGAAGGCGTGGATGTCTATTTCAACGCCGATACGACAGGTGACTACATTCTTTGGGATGAAGATAGTTCGCATGAGACTCTTACCTTTGTCGGCACGAACGCCTCATTCGATTCCGATTCGATACTTTATGTCGATGGCGAGACTAATAGGGACGTAGTTACTGTAACGGATGCTGCAAGCTATACCGTATTGAAAGCCAATTCCGGCAAGATTCATGTTATTGCCGATTTGAGCCAGAATACGACCATTGATCTTCCCGCCGAAGTAGCAGGATTGTATTACAAGTTTATCTATGTAGGCGCTGCTGCCGAGGCGCACGACCATAATATTGACTCTGAATCCAACGATCATCACTTTATCGGTGGTGTGGCCTTTTTGGATTCTGATGCGGCTGCGGGCGGCGATGAAGTTGGTGCCGGTGTTTACTCTGATGGTAACAGCAATTCGGTTTTAACTATCAATAACATGGAGGCTGGAACAGTTATTGAAGTCTATAGCGACGGCACAGATTGGTATCTGAGTGGTGTTGTTGTTTCTGATACGACTCCATCTATTGCCGATCAATCATAGCCAGCCTAACGGGCGGCGGTCCGGTTCCTCCTTCAAAATCGGGCCGTCCGCTCTTTATTAAAAACTTATTTTGAAGAAAGGAACAAAGATTATGAAAAAGACAATAACGACAATGCTGCTCACGGCTTCGCTAATAGTCAACGCACTTTTCCTGTACGTGCGCCTGGAGAAGAAAGTCTATATGGCCGGGGCGGAAAAAGGCAGGGATGTTCTTTACAAGAAGATTTTAAACGAAATCGCCACTAATAAACGACTGATCGTCGAAGCGCCCGGCGGCGGACGATATGTATTGATACCTCAAG